TTGGTCAGACAATGAGAGATAAATTAAAAAGCTTTAATGATGGATTAAAAACAGTACAGGAATCAATGGCAGATGTTGTTGTTAAAGGCATTAAAGGAATGGAAGATGCACTTGTAGATTTTGTAATGACAGGAAAATTAAATTTTAGAAATTTAGCAAATAGCATAATTAAGGATATGGCACGTATTGCAATACAGGAATCTATTACAAAACCATTTACTAATTTCATAACTGGTTTTTTTAAGAATGCAGATGGTAATGCATTTGTTAACGGTCAGGTACAAAAATATGCTTATGGCGGAATAGTTAATAGACCAACACTTTTTCCTATGGCTAATGGTGGAGTAGGGCTAATGGGTGAAGCAGGTTCACCAGAAGCTATTTTGCCCCTACGCAGAGGAGCAAATGGAAAATTAGGTGTACAATCTTCTGGTGGTGGTTCTACTGTTATAAATGTTTCTGTTGATGCATCTGGTACTGCTGTAGAGGGTAATACAGGTCAGGCAAATGAATTTGCTAATATATTAGCAACAGCAATACAGGTTGAATTAATTAACCAAAAACGTGCAGGTGGTTTATTATCTAACGCATAATTATGGCTACATTTCCTTCTATTGAACCTAGTTATGGATTACAGAAACAAAGTAGTCCTACTATTAAAATAGTAAAATTCGCAGATGGATTTGAACAAAGACAATTAGTAGGTATAGCAGCACATCAAAATAAAAAAATATATAACCTTGCTTGGAATAATATTACAGAAACAGATAGTGATACTATTGAATATTTTTTAAATGAACGTGCATTAGATCAGGCATCATTTACCTATACACCACCAAACCAAACGCTTATAAAATCAGGTACATATTCACAAAGCGGTTCTACAACTATAACTATAACTATTACTGACCATCAATTATTTGCAAACGATTCTTTAACAATAGATTTTACAAGTGGTTCTGCATCTGATGGTACATATTCTGTTGTTGCTCTTACAAGTGCAAATATATTTACAGTAACAGCTAGTAGTAGTGCTACAACATCTGGTAACTGTACAATTACAAGATCAGGTGCAAAACAGTTTGTATGTAAAAAATGGACTAAAAATATAAGAGTACCTAACAGGGCAACAATAACAGCTACATTTGAGGAGGTATTTGAACCATAATGGCTATACCTACTGAAGAGCTACAAAAAGCTAATCCTAGTGCAAAGATAGAACTGTTTGAGATACATCTTGTTGCTGCATTACATGGTAGTAGTGATGTAAGTAGATTTCATAATGGAATAAATATGAACACAACATATAATGTTGTTTTTCAAGGAAATACATATACACGCATACCAATAGAAGCTAATGGATTTGAATATCAAGCTACAAGGTCATCTATAACAAGACCTACATTAAGGATCAGCAATATATTGTCTACTGTTACTGCATTAATGACTCAAGCAAACCTAACTACGCCTAAAAATGATCTTAATGGTGCTAAATTTGTACGAAAAGTTACGATGTTGCGTTACTTAGACAATGTTAATTTTGTATCAGGAACAAATCCATATGGTACACCTGCTAATAATACATACGAGAATCAAACATTTTTTATTGATAGAAAAACTGTAGAAAGTAAAGATTTTGTAGAATTTGAATGTACATCATCTTTGGATTTGCAAAATCGTAATGCACCTAAGAGAATAATTACAAGAAAAGATTTTCCTTCTGTTGGTACGTTTGCATGAACACTTGGCAAAAACAGGCATTACACCATGCTAAAACATTATTACCTAATGAGAGTTGTGGCTTAGTTATAGATATAGATGGTAAACAAGAATATTATCCATGTAAAAATATAGCTATTGAAGGTATTCATAGTTTTACAATAGATCCAGAAGATTATGCAAAAGCAGAAGAAACAGGAACTGTATTATATATATGTCATTCGCATCCTAATGGCGATTTAACCGCATCAGAAGATGATATAAAATATTGTGATTTTATCGGATTACCTTGGTTTATATTTAATCCTATAGATGATGAATGTATAGAACTAAAACCAAAAATACATAAACCAATGCTTATTAGAAATGAATTTATAGATAGGGAAAGAACAGAAGATGAAAAAGGTTTACGCAAAATAAAAGTATATGGCAGATTAGCTGAATTAGTTGGCTGGCACGTTAATTATGCAGATGTTAAGAATATGAAAGATGTTTATAAATATTTAGTTTGTAATTATCCTAGTATTGATGAACATATAAAAAGTAATATGTATCGTATAACAATCAATAACGATGTTGTAAAAACTGAAGATGATTTGTTAGTTCATAGTGAAGGTGAAATAAGAATTATTCCAATAGTTTCTGGTGCATGGTGGTTTATACCAGCATTGTTTATAGGTGGTGGTGCTGCTGTAACTGCTGTTGCAACCGCAGGTACTATTCTCGCAACAATTGGTGCTACTTTGACGACTATTGGAGTATCAATGGCTGTTAGTGGTGCTGTAAATCAGCTTTTTCCACAACAGCAACCTACAGTAGGTGATGTAGCATCAGGATTAAGTGATACAGATGCGAGAGTTAATTATTCATTTAGTGGCATACAAAACGTATCACGTAGTGGTGTTTGCATACCTTTAATATATGGAGAGGTGTTTACTGGCTCTATAGTCGTGTCATCTGGTACTGATACTGCTCCTGTATTTAAGGATTAATTATGACTATACCAAGTAATATAACTGACGCAAATAGTCTTAGATTTAAAAAGAATGATGTTGAGGGTCAGCTTAACATAAGATATTATGACAGTGAGATGAAAGAGGGCGAGATTGGTTCTCGTCAGTTTGTCACTTTAGTAGATGTTATCGCAGAAGGAGAAATTGCAGGTTTTCCATCTGCTATAGCTGCTGGTCATACACAAGGAACAAATGACTATAATACTTCTAGTCTTAAAGACGTATTTTTAAATAATACACAAGTACTAAAACAATCAGCACCTGATACAAATCCTGATGATTCTGATTTCAATTTTGGTACTGCTGATTCAAACAGGCCAAGATTTATTCCGCGTTTTGGTAAATCTTCACAGACAAAAATACCAGGGTTAAAAGAAACAGAAAGAGATAGATCTGTAGGCGTAACTGTTACGGTTGCAAGTCCACAAACTGTAACTATCACAGATACATCTACTGAAGGTGTCAGAGTTACTTTAGGTTTTCCTAGACTACAGAAAATTGAAGATGACGGTAATATTTCTGGTACAACAGTTACATATACGATAGAACTAAAAAATCAAGCAAATACTTTACTAAAAAAAATCAATACAACTGGTAATTTAACAGGATTAGATCGTGATGTACATACTGGAGGAGGTAGAGTAACAGGTAAGACTACATCTCCATATTTTAAGGATCATATTTTATTTTTTCCTGATGATATAGAAACTTCTGATTTTCCTGTTACTGTTACTGTCACAAGAGTAACAGCAGATAGTACAGATAATTTATTGCTTAATGCATTTGAATTAACATCAATAACTGAGCTTATTTTTGATCCATCAACATATAACAACACCTCGCTTGCTGCATTACGATTTGATTCAGAAATATTTAGATCTATACCACAACGTTCTTATAGAGTTCGTGGAAGATTAGTAAGAATACCTCATAACGCAACTGTTAGATCTGATGGTAGTTTGTCGTTTAGTGGTTCTTTTAATGGAACATTGAAAACAACAAAAGAATATTGTAATGATCCAGCTTGGGTACTTTATGACATAATTACAGAATCGAGGGCAGGGTTTGGTGATTTCGTAACTGAAGATGAAATAGATAAATTTGCATTTTATTCAGCATCAGAATACAACTCTGAGTTAATTGATAATGGTCAAGGTGGTACATCACCTAGATTTAGTTGCAATATTGTTATTCAAAGTAGCCATCAAGCTTATACATTATTAAATAAAATTGCATCAATGATGAGAGCAAGTTTATTTTATGAAGATGGCAAGATAACTCTTTCACAAGACAGACCAACAACAAGTAGTTATTTTTTTTCATATGCAAATGTGACAGAAGATGGTTTTGTATATACAGGAGTAAGTCAAACTACAAAAGATACAGTAGTGAATGTTAAATATTTCCAGAATGAAACTA